AAACTTTTCTACACAAACCACAGCGGCAACAACAAGATAGGGCAGGTAACTTGGGATAGTTCTGGCTCAACTTATGTTGTCAAAGAGGCAGGTGGAACAAGTCCGACAAACACCAAGTACCTGATCAATAACAATCACAGGCTTTTTGTCTACCAACCCAGCGATGACCAAATCTATGTCTCCGACTTTCTGCCAAACGTAGCAGTAACAGGCACTACAGATATATTCAACACGGGCACTAACGTGCCGTTTAAGGTTGGACTGGGTGACCCGGTTACCGGCATGGCTAGTTGGGTAGGTTTCAACATCGTCATCTTCTGCAAAAACAGTTGCTACGTTGTTGATACCGCGCCTAAGTCAATTTCTGCTACTCTCACCGCAGACTTCACAATCAGAACAATCTCAGCCTCCACAGGATGTGTGTCACATGGCTCGATAGCCCAGGTAGGTGAAGACTTGTTCTTCTTATCGCGCACAGGAGTCAGGTCAATCAGACGCACGATGGAGGAGAACATGGTGGCGAGTGACGTAGGAGTCATCAGCTACCCGATCCAAGATGTCATCGACGAGATCAACTGGGCAGCAGTCGAGAATGCCACAGCAATCTTCTGGAACAACCGCTACCTACTCTCAGTGCCAACCGGCACCAGCACGGTGAACAACACAACACTCTGCTACAACACCAACACGCAGAGTTGGACAGGTGTTTGGCAAGGCACTGTGGAGGAAGCAAGCGGCACACCGGCAAGTACGATCAATCCGTATCAGTTTGTGGTGACACAGTTCAGCGGAGGTAAGCCTTACCTGATTAGCCTGGACAAAGTAGGCAACCCGCTACAGTTCCGCGATTTTGTTGAGGACATCAACCTGGTGGACACTGACTTTCAGGACAAGACCACCACAACATTCGTTGACACCGGGTGGCAGGCAGTCACTCGCGCATTTACTTTTAACGAGCAGGTCACCACGAAGGATGGTGAGTTTGCCGAGTTTGAGTTTGACCGCAGCAACGCTGTGATCGACATCGGCGTAATCCTCGATGGAGCAGAGCAGACCGGCAACCTGGCAGATGACCTAGACACAGGCACAGGAGAACTGAGGCTAAGTTTTACACTGCCGTCTACGCTTGGCAGCGGTAAGCTTAACAGGTTCAGGTACTCGATGACTCAGTACCCGGAGTTCCGCGAGTTGCAGTTTAAGTTTCAGCAAAGCGGAACCGCAGGAGCAGACAGTAAGTACCTCGCACTGCGCTCAATCCACGCAGGAGGCTTTTTGAATAGTGTGGGGGTGGAGTCATGAAGCTGAAGTCGCCAAGTCCCTCACCGGAAGTTTTGCAGCAGGTGTTTGGTGCAGCATCGCTAGGTGACAACGATGCGTATGACTACATGCGTCTTTGGATCAAGGCCACCAGGTTAATAGATGACCTGTTTGATGAGATTGAGGACTGGGCTGAGGAGAAGACCTACCAACTTGCACAGACGCTTCTGGTTGACCTGCCTGCTAACAAATTTTTTCACGCACATTCTTCTGCGTTATTGCCTCACCACCTCACCGTGCTGAACGCATGGAGAGACAGCAATGAGTGGAAGAAGTCCGAGGAGAAACCCAAGCAACTACATGCACATGTCATATGCGAGCAAACGGCAGATATCTTCATCTTGGTGAGTTATCTGACTGGAGGATACGAGAACATGAGAAACAACAGTTTGAAGATACGAGAACTATTCTTGAAGGAGGAATTTTAGATGGGCGGTTGGTTCGATTCTGGAGACGCACCTGATCCACCAAATGTAGCAGGTGCCAACGAGGCAGGAGTCTGGGCTGACGCTAAGACTTTAGGCATCAGGAAGCTGATTGCTAACGCAGCAAAGTTTGGCAAGAAGATCACTCTCAAGGTTCCAAGCTTTGACGCAAAAGGCAACAAGACCGGAGAGGAGGAGGTCACCTACGACTTCTCTGGCTTCAGTGACATGGATGCCACCAAGGCAGACCTAGATTTTGCCGCAGAGTCAGCAGACAAGATGGCTGCCACGATGCTCGATGTGCAGCAGAAGTACGGCAAAGAGTTTATTCAGCAACGCATGGAGGAACTGAAGGCAGCCGATCCGACAGGCTACGAGGTCAGGCAGATGCTGGGTGAGGCAGCCAAAGAAGACCTGGCACTTGGCACCCAACTCTCACCGGAGATGAGAAATCAAGTTGAGCAGCAGGAGAGAGCAGCACAGGCAGCCCGAGGCAACATCTACGGATCGGCACCTGCTGCCGCTGAGGCGATGGCAGTCGGAGACGCAGGTTTCCGCATGAGGCAACAACGCCTGGCGAATGCTGCATCATTCCTAAGCGGCACAACGCCGGTCAGTCAGTTTGGCCAGATCAGCGGAGCGCAGGGAGGAGCATCACCGTTTAATCCGGTAGGCATTCAGTCAGGATTAACGCTGAACCCCAACGCAGGTGCCCAGGGGCAGCAGTTCGCGATGAACACGTTTAACCAGCAGATGAACTATGCGGCTAATCAGCAACCGATAGGCTATCAGCTTCTCGGGCTAGGGACAGGAGTAGCCGCAGGTAAGATTACAGATAAACTTTTAGGGCCATAAAGACATGAGCGCAGGATCAGCATTTGCAGCAGGACTAAGATCAGGGCAAGCCATCTACGATAGTGCCGTCAGAAACGCGATGGCGCGGAAGCGTTTGGACATGGCGCGGACAGAGTTCAAGTACCAGCAGGAGAGAAGGAAGCAACTGGTCGAGGACGAGGTTTCTGCCACAAATGCGTTTGGTAAGTTGGTGGACTATCTTGGTGCAGGAGAGTTGGACTTTAAGCAACCACAGGACAGAGAGACCTACCTGAACATACTTGCAACGGTTGAGCCTGAGATCAGCAGAGACCCGGCTACGTTCAAGAGATATGAAGCTTTCAAGAAGACGTTTGAGGAGAAGGAGAGTCTGCCGATATTCCGCGATCAGCAACGGAAGATAGCCAACATCGGTCTGACTTGGGACATCAACAACCCAGGAATGCCTCGCCCAGTTGTCAAAGACGATGAAGGCAACGTCACTGGAGAGGACACAAACAAGATGCGCTTCGACAATGACAAGATTGAGGCAGAGAGGCAGCGTCTACTACAGACTAGCAAGTACGGCACAATAGACGATTTAGTTGAATCAGGTGAGCCGGTGGCATCATTCCCGCCAGAGATGCGTCCTCGCATTGTCAGAGAACGAATGAAGATTTGGGAGAACGCTGTGCAAGCAGGCGATGTGGACTCTGTCATAGAGGCATCAAAAGTTTTTTCTAAGTCACCTGACGGAACAGAGAGGCAAGCACTTGGAAAATACAAATTTACACTCTCAAGACTTGGCGAGCTAAAAGATCAGTTAGAGGTTGTTGGAGACACCGGGCCGATAGTTGGAATCTTCCGGGGAGCTAATCCGTATGATGTAAAAGCTAAATTGCTTCAGGCCCAGATCACCAAGATTATACCAGGCTTGGCTAGAGGAGTGTTTGGCGAGGTTGGTGTGCTTACAGACCAAGACGTTGCTTTGTACTCAAGAACACTTGGCACTCTCAAGTCTCCCAAAGAAGTAAACGATCTGCTGACATCTGCGGCAATTAAGATGGTTGCCAACTCATACGAAGACAAGCTGAGAGGCATGGCTGAGAGCAGGGTGAACGTGTCAGGCTTTTTGCCTGGGCTGAAAGACCTAAAGGACACCGCAAGGCAAATCTTAGGAGAAGAAGAACAAGAAGCACCTGCCGCAAGCGTTGAGGTTGACGAGCTACAACTAACCGATGATGGCAAACCAGTCATCAGCGAAGAGTTGGTGGAGCAGATGCGAGCCACAGGTGCAGACATAGTTGAGGTGGTAGATCAGGCAACCGGCACCAAGCGCAAGATCAAGATCAACAGAGTCAAAGCACCTGCACCACAGGCACCTGCTGCTCCGACACCAAACCCACCCGCAGAACCTGTGGACAAAGCTTTCGATGCTTTGTTTGGCCCTGGCTCGATAGACGCAACCCAGTCTGAAGCAACTACTGACACAAGAGACAGAAAGCAGCAGATCGAAGACAGGATCGGCTACTTCCAAGAGTTGCTTGATGAGCTAGGCAGACCGCGCACCAGAGAGTCGAAGTCAAAGAAGGAGAAACGCAGGAAGTACCAGAACGCTATCCAGAAAAACAAAGACATCTTGAAGACACTCTGATGGCTGACACGCTAAAACCTGACCCAAGTAGAATAGCTCGCCGGTTGTCATCCTCGACAACTGGGGGCGAAGAAGTTTTTGAGTACGATCTTGTAGACTACGAACCTCAGCCTCTGCCAGAAACTGAGGATGTCGAGTACGAGGAGGTTATCGACTACATCGACAGAACCGGCGAGAAGGTTCAGGTGCCTGTCTACAACGAGTCAGGCAAAAAGATTTACAGACCCACCTACAACGAGCAGGGAGTCATGACTCATGACGAGCGTGGCATCATGACGTTTGATGAGTGGAAGCGCAAAAGCGAGGAAGGCGTTGACTGGTGGCCAATAGCCAAGGAGGCAGTCGCTGGGCTGGCCCGAGGCTTCACCAAGATACCTGGCAAGATTGAGAAGGAAGGCTTCATGGAGGCATCTGCCAACATACCTGAGTCATTCCTGGCAGCCACAGAAGGACTGAAGCTGATCGGTGGAGGTGTTGGCAGATTTGTGGCTAAACCGTTCCGCAGTGATGAGGAGGAGGATGCTGCTGAGTACGCTGCCTACAAAGAGTTCGGCAATCAAATCTTCAGGCAGCTTGAACTACGCAAATCGCGCATGGGCGATGTGGCCAGGTTGTTTGGGGCTGAAGACCTGGCTGCCGTTTACGATGACGGCATTGACCCGGAGATAGCCGACTCTCTCAGCCTAATCTTCGACCCAACCTACCTAGTCGGTGGAGGCTTGGTAAAGGTTGGTGCGGCAGCAGCAAAGCAGGCACCCAAGGTCACCAACAAGTATGCAAAGAAGCTGATCGAGGCAGCCGGTAAAGCAGCAGAAACTCAAGCGGCAAAACAAGTTGGTGAGTTCCTGGCCCAGCCGGTCACATCTACTGTCAGTGGAATCGGCACTGCCACAGAGAAGGTTGGCCGTGGTGTACAGAAACTAGGTGAGGCAGGTGCCAAGTTTGCTGAGAAGGCACCCAAGGCAGCAGGAGCAGCACAGGTGGCAGTTGGTGCTGGTGCTGGTGCTGTGTTGGCACCAGAAGGTCAGGAACTGACTGGTGCGCTTGGTGGTGCTTTTGGAGGCAAGTATGCACTTAGCTCAAAGACAGTCATCGGAGCGGGTGAGAAGATCGAGAAGAACGCACAACGCCTTGGAGGAGCAGCACAAGCCGCAAAGATCAACTCACTACGGACTAGCGGTCTGGGCACAGTTGCCAAGATCAGGCCGATGCGCGAGGAGGTAGCCAAGCAGTTTGTCACCTTGGACAATCGAGTAGCTAACAGGTTGCTATCTGAAGCAGGCAAGTTGGCTGACACTGCCGCGATAGGTTCTGCTATGGGGGCAGGGATAGGTTCTTTTATGCCGTATGATCCAACGAACCCTGGCTACATTGCAGGCATGGCACTGGGCACACTGGCAGCACCTGCTGGCATGTACTCAGCAGCAGCATTGAACCAACTTGCCAGAGTTGAGTTGGCCAAAGGTGCCGTACCTGATGCTGGGCTGAGGTTGCGTCTGAAGGAGACTCCGATGCACCAACTGGCATCTGAGGCAGTGGTAAAAAGATTTATCTCAGCTTTACCCGAGCAGCAACGAGTGAGGTTTGTTGACCCGGATCGAGGTCTGTCAGTTGCTGACCTAGCCAACCAGGCTGAGGCAGTTGATTTGTTTATGGGCGCGATGCGCGACAAAGGCAAAGACGTTAATTTCTTTATCGGCAACACACCTGAGATACTTGAGAAGACAGGAGGAACTGCCAGAGAAGGTGTGGCAGGTTTCTATGATCCTGACAGCAATACAGTCTTTGTGAACACAGACGCAGAGACTCCAAGCTTCACACTGTTTCATGAGCTATTCCACCCCACAGAGAGGTGGAGTGCGATGCGTAAGGAGGTCGATGCAGACACAGGTGAGACAGTTAAGTCTGATCCGCTAAAAGACATTCAGACTGACCTGGCACAGACTATCTTTGGCACCTACGGGCCAGACGGTGATGTGATTCAGCCTGGACTCTACAGCAAGGAGGACATGCTCAGTTTTGCTGATCAGTACAACAGCAGACTGTACCCAGACCTCTCTACCGAGATCAAAGAAGTTAAGGCAGCGATTGAGGCTGAGAAGAAGAAGACTTTACCGGAGATCGATGGCATCGAGCCACCAGAGACACCGGAGATGAGGTTGCTGAACCGCGAGCTTGAGGAACTGCAAACTAGGCAGGAAGGCAACCAGAAGGAGTTGGCGGCATTTGACGCACTGCCAGACGCTACCAAGCGCGACTACATGGCGAGGGAGTTGATGTCTGACTACTTTGCAATGTTTGGCGAATCAGCAAGGCACGGCATCATCCGCAAAGCCAGAAACATTACGCTGAAGAAAGATTACTTCAAAGACAAGTTCCTCGGCATGAACATCGACAGGCTGAAGATGGCAACGCTGGGCAATCTGCGGAAGTTGCTTGAGGGGGCAGGAGTAGAGTTTGACCTGGCAGGCAATCCGCGAGGAGAGATGACTGCCACAAGTGCGTTGTTCAAAGACCCGGAGACTGGTCGCGAGTTGGTCATGTCACCACAGATTGAACACCTCCTCGCTCAGTACATTACGGAGAAGGACAAGCTAGTCAACCGAGTGTCTGAGACTGACGATGTAGGTGGCTCAGAGATTACGCTGAACGCAAAAGACGTTCTCAAGAAGAACCCGGACGGCACACCTAAGATACCAGAAGCTGAGATCAAACGGTGGGCAAGTAGCGGGTGGCTCAAGACTGACAAAGAAGGCAACGTACTCAACTCGACAGGTGGCAGGTGGCAGCCCGGACAAAGACCGGCATTCACAACTGCCAGAGAGAGAACGCGAATGGACAAAAACCGAGTTGCGGCACTTGTTACTGCGCTTACTCCTGTCACTGAGAAGATTGCTGAAGGTGACCCAGGATCACTCACAGTCAAAGCGAGAGAAACGGCTGACGGTGGCACAAACTTTAGAGGCAGCTACTTCGACGAGCAGCAGATGGATGCCATCATGGCAACGCCTGATGATGTCATTCATCCTGACCTCAAGTCAGTCATCAAGACGATGAACGATGCGATCAAAGAAGGCAAAGGCGCACCGTTCCTCGCTGACTACTGGAAGGCAATCACAGGTCGAGGATATGACTCCAAGGCCCGGATGAAGGTTCAGCTATTTACGCCTATCGGTATGCAGATCAGCAGTGCCGGTAACTTCAATGCGACAGTCTTCAATATCGGCTATTTTGAAAACAAGATAAACAGGTGGCTAGGTCAGTCAGGCAAGAAGAAGTTCTGGTCAGACTGGGCTGACGCAGATGGCAGGGTGGATGTGGACGGTTTCCGCACTGACATGATGGAGCTTCTCAAGACTCACTACGAGAATGATCCGTCTAAGAAGTTTCCAGAGGGCATGAAGAAGGAGAAGCTTTACTCGTTCCTCGGGGTAAAGCCAGAAGACCTGAGCCGCAAGGATTGGAACAGGGCGGCTAAAGATTTTAAGTTATTCATCAGTCTGAGATTTGACAGAATGAAGGATGTCACTCGTGGCATGGGTGACAACTTCCCGGTCAACTACTACAAGGCGAAGCAGAGGTTCATGCCTGCAACAGCAGAACCTCGCCCCGCGCAGGACAAGCTAGGCTTTTTTAGCCGGGTAGAGCAGGTGGCTAGTGGTAACAAGATACCCAACCGAGGAACAGGTGAGCAGATGCTTGCCACGATAGCCAAGCAACCTGGAGTGAAGCAGGAGGAGATTGCGTGGTTAGGGCTGGAGGATTTCCTGCGAGGCAAGAAGCAGGTCACCAAGGATGAGCTTGTGGAGTTCATCCGCGAGAATGACGTTAAGCTTGAGGAGACGATGCTGACAGAGACACCACCTGACAATATCCGCACTGAGTTGGTTAGTGACTACGTTGACCAGAAGTCTGATCAGTATCAGATACTGTATGACGAGGACGAGAAGTCTTACCTCACCTACGATCCAAACGGTGAGCCGATGTACGGGTTTGGCGGGGAGCTAGTCAAGTACGGTGATGCTGATGTCGCGATGGACGAGTTAATGTTCAAGATCGAGCAGGACACAAACCGAATGACAAACGCTGAGTTGATGCAGCAACTTGGCAGGGAGAACAAGTACCAGGAAGGACAGCCTGCTAGGTACCAAGAATACCAACTCCCCGGAGCAGAACCTGGGAGCTACCGTGAGTTGTTGCTGAGGTTGCCGAAAGATCAGAACAAAATAAAAAGCCTCCAGCAAAAACTAGATAAGCTAAACGACAGATTTAAGAATGATGCCACCTTGGACACAGAGGGACTTGCTAAACTGTCTAGGGAGGCAGCAACTATCCGCAAAAAGATAGAGCAGTTGGGAGGCCCGGCATACAACTACGATCAGTCAAAGATGTTCATGTCATCACACTTCAGTGAGCCAAACATCCTCAGCCACGTTCGCTTCAATGACCGCACCGGGCTAGACGGAGAGAAGATCTTATTCTTGGAGGAGTTGCAGAGTGACTGGCATCAGGAAGGCAGGAAGCGTGGGTACGGAGAAGACATCCCAGACGCACCGTTCAAATCCTCCTGGCACGAGTTAACGCTGAAGCGGATGCTGCGCTATGCCGCTGAGAACGGATATGACAAGTTGGCATTCATAGACGGTGAGAAGACTGCTGACCGCTATGACCTGAGTAAGAAGATCAGTCAGGTAATGTACAACGAGACATCAGAGTCGCTCATGGCATATGACAGATTAGGCAATAATGTCTTGCTTGAGAGAGGTGTGCCGCCTGAGAAGATTGCAGACTACATCGGCAAAGAACCCGCAGAGAGACTGCTGAGTCAGCCGTTAGACGAAATGCCTCCTGGGGCAGAAGATGTAAAAACAAGAAGGCTGAAAGGCGAAGAACTTCAGGTAGGCGGCGAGTGGGCATTCAACTTGTACGACCGCATGATCCCGCAGTTCCTCAAGAAATACGGCAAGAAGTTTGGTGCCAAGGTTGAGGATGTGGAGATTCGTACGAATCAATTTGAAGAAGACGCGATGAGCGGTTCTTTTGAAAGTGATGCAATTGAAGGAGAAAGCACAAGCGGGGAAATTAGTTCTTTCAAAGCCATCGACATCACACCGCAGATGCGCGGTGAGGAGGGTGTGCTGGGTGGACAGGTTAGGTTCATGCCTGCCGAGCGCAATGACAGGAAGAACCGAGTTAGCACCAGGCTACCGACTGCTGTTGCCGCTACAGAAGACCCGCTTGCTTCTACTCTGCTGATTGACTCTGCTGCTGTGTTCAACCTGCCGCCTGAGAAGCAGAAGGTCATGGCAGGCATTATTACTAAATATCCAAACATCAGAACCAGCAGCAAGAACCTTCAGCCGGTAGCTGATGAGCTAAAGCAGCAGTCAATCGACAACCTGCTTTGGTTGCATGACAAAGTTCCTGCTGACATCCGCAAGAGAAGTAAGCTTTGGTATGACGGTGCCCGGAAGATCACCAACGGATATACAAAACAATTTCAGATAACCAACCCAGCAGGTGCCGGGGTGCTTGCTGTGCTATCTCCTGGCAAAGACTGGTTCATGAATGTCTCTCTGGCTGAGAGGATCATCGACACAGCGCAGAACAAAGTCGGTAAGCCGATAGATGCCAAGATGATGAAGCAGGCCAAGTTCAGGCTAGAAGGCAAACCTGCTTTAATGAACGAGGTCAAAAAGATGGTTGGTAAAAAATACAACGACCTCACTCCGCTTCAGAAGTCTATCTGGATCAGGATGTACGATGAAGCGTACAACTCTCCAAGCTACGAGGTGATTAGCCCGGAAGGTCGCAAGGTTGGACTAAAGAAAAACCTGGATGGCACAAACGCCACTGTGGCTCACCAGTCTTTTCCGTTCATACAGAAAGCTATTTCTGTCTTAGACGATCCGTCTAAGGAGAACATATCTAGCCAACTTGGGACGGCACATAAAATACGAAATTTCTACAACAACATACTCCTGCCTAAGTTGGCCAAGGAGGATGTGACGATTGACACACACGCAGTTGCGGCAGCACTGCTAAGACCGTTGGCACAGAAGTCAACCGAGGTGCAGCACGGTTTAGGAACAGACATGCCCAGCAGTTCGATTACTGGGGCACAGGGTGCTTATGGCATCTACGCTGATGCTTATCGTGAAGCTGCCAGGCAGAGAGGAGTTTTGCCAAGAGAGATGCAGTCAATCACCTGGGAGGCAGTTCGAGGACTGTTTCCTAAGAACATGAAGACCAAGCAAAACAAGGCACTTGCTGATGCTATCTGGACAGACTACAAACGTGGTAGGAAAACAATAGATGAAGCAAGAAACGAGATCGAAAAGCTATTCGGAGGAATCGATGCCCCAGACTGGTACAGATGATATAAGCAAAGCACTGCAAGATGCAGGAGTTCCGGTCAACTTGGAGAATTGGCTAGATTTTGCTTATTTCGGAGATGCTCCAAAGTTTAGCGAACTGTCACCAGAGGAGATCGAGGTCATACCTCCACACTTGGTCAAAATGCATAAAGTAAGAAATGCCGTCAGGAATACCAAAAAAGCACAATAGCCCGAGGCGCATCCGCAAAGGCGAACCAGGCTACGGCAAGAAGAAGTTTGTGGTGAATGCCAAGCAGGGCGACCAGACCAAGGTCATCCGGTACGGTGATGCCAACATGGAGATCAAGCGTGACAGCCCAGCGAGGAAGAAGTCATTCCGCGCTAGGCACGGTTGTGACAAAAATCCTAAACCTAGCAAGATGACCGCAAAATACTGGTCATGCCGCAACTGGTGATATGAGAAAGAAAGGTGGACAGAGATTGATGGAGATGGCCAGACGGTCATCTAAGCCGGTTGTCGAGGAGGTGACAACGGTCAAACGCTACACAGACAGTGACCGCTTCAAGCCACGCTTGGCAGAGATGCCAGATGAGTTTGATGCGGATCAGTCTGTTCCAGCCCCACCGGCACCTGGTCGAGATGATCTTATCGGAGGCATGTTTCCGCGACTGACTGCTGCTGCCGATCTGCTGGGTAAGATCAGAGACAATGTCCAAGACAAGTACACCAAGTCCGAGCTAAAGAAGCTTGATCAGGATGTCCTGAGCGGCACTTTGGACGATGTTATGGTGAAACAACTGTCTGACATCGAGTCACTGCTTTCTGGTGGCAACCTACAGAAAAACTTGCCCACAGTTCGCGCCAGGATCGACAAACAGAAGGTCAGGAATGATGTCATAGCGCAGAAAGACTTAAATGCCGTGGATGAGGCTTTGCGGGCCAAAGAGACTGATATCCGCAAAAAAGTCATATCTGAGCGTCCTGAGACTAAGGAGGAGATGGATGAGCGACTTGAGCGAGACCTGATGGCAGCACAAACGCCGATTGAGGCATTCACGAACGAGCGCGAGTTGCAGGCATTAGTCAGGCAGTTAGGACTGGAGATGCCAAACGAGGAGGAGGTCAGCCTGCTGGAGGACATGGCTGACACTTACAAGAAGTTCGCCGGGGTGGATCGGTCAGTGCTTCAGTTGTGGGTTGCGATCCACAAGCCAGAGATGGATGAGGCGTTCAACACCTACCTAGCAGAGAACTTTGGAGATGCCGAAGCAACTGAAGAATAAACTTAAACGAGCCGCGAAGAAGCGCGGACTCTCGGGGGATCAGGCTAATGCCTACGTCTACGGAACGCTGGGAAACATCGAGGGCGGGAGAAGCAGGCGAACTTCTAGTCGCCGCAAAGCTCGTTGAGCTAGGCTTCGATGTCTACTGGGCTGCCAACCAGAACAGTCACGACTTTGACTTAGTCAGTCACTACCGAGGTACGCTGAACCGCATCCAGGTCAAAACCAGATCAATCCCGCGCAAGTTGAGGATCGGCCAGGATGTCAAGGTGGACGGTGAGAAAAACTTCAAAAATTACGATTTTCTGATTTGCCACCTAATGCACCACAATGCTAGTTACGTCCTGCCTGCTGAAGCTGCCAAGCAAAACAACATCAGTTTCTACCCAGACGGTCTGACTGAGAAAGGCGAAGGTCGCCATGAACAGTATCGAGATGCCTGGCACCTGCTCAGATAGTTGGTTAGCGCATGGTGAGTTTGCGGGGAGTTTCAGCAAGTAAGCGCGGAAACGAGATTGTTTCCTAGAGAAAAAGCCAAGTAGACAAGTATTCAAAATCCGCTTCTTTCACGAGAGTGTGGGTTCGAGTCCCTCCACTGGTACCATCTTTTTCTTCTAGGAAATCTTCTTCTTTCCTCAATAAACAACAACAAAAGCGGATCATCTGATCCTCCTGTGCTACTCAGCAGAAGTGACATGTGGTGACATGTGGTGACATATGGTGACACACAAGCATGGTGAGTTTGTGGGGAGTTTCAGATTACGCGACAAAGCCATGAAAGAAAACCAAGAAGAAGTATGCTGCTTTTGCGGCAAGATGTTTGAGCGTTGGACAGACTACACAGGTGAAAGCCAAGCGTGGTTCTGCCGGTATGAGTGCGGGTATGACTTTGCCTGCGAGACGATGAGGGATAGCACAGATGTCTTCATCGATGAAGCGCGACAAATAGCTAAGGACTGGTACGAAAACCCCAAGAATCCGCTAAATAAAAAAAATTAACTTTTTTACAGTTCATGGCTTGACGGTGGGTGTACACCTGTGTACATACACCCCCAGACGGTGACCGTACACCGCACAAAGCCATGACTGAAATACAGATACCAGGCAACCGAGCCATCCAGCAAAAGCTGAAAAAGACCGGGCGAGGTTGGTTCTCTTATCGACTCCGAGTTGTTTCTCGTAAGATCGACAAGTTCCTCAAAAGCAAAGCGGACAACAAGTTCGACGCTGCCGAGGACATCCGCGACCAGATCGCCAAACTCAACCAACCCACCGAGGCACCTGCTGTGGTGGCTACCGGCGAGTTGATGAACTGGCGGCAGATATACGCTGAACTAGACGCACACAGCGACAACGGTGACCACCAGATCAGGTCAGCCAAATCTGGCATGAACAGGATCATCAATGGCATCGGTGACACTCTGGACAACTACCCGCACGAATGCACAGTAGACCGTGTGGAGACTTACTTTGAGAAGGTCATCAAGACCGGCAAGACTCCTGACGCAAAGCTGAAGTTGGAGAAGAAGCTGAATGTCTCTTTGCGGCAGGCTAAGTACGGAGTGTTCAAGCGGAGCATGTTGAAGTACTACACGATCCGTGAAGACTTTGACTTCACTAAGCTGAAGGTCAAACGCTACAAGCCCGAGAAGTACCGTAGCCCACAGGATGATCGCCACCTGCGCTGTGACAAGTACATGAGGGATGTGGTGAAGCATGAAGACCCGATGGTCTACGGTTACTACCTCATCATGAGAGTTTCGGGTCAGCGCAACATCGAGGTCATCAATGCCAAGCGTTGCAACCTGCTTGAGGACTGCTTTGTGAATGACCGTATCGTGAAGAAGAAGAACGAGGTGGCCAGGCAGATACCGTACCCGGAAAGCTTTACCGAGGAGGATCGGCAGTTTCTGCTGAACCTAAATCCTGACGGCGACACTGTGCTGACTGGCACCGACTGGGAGATGGAGCAGGGTTACAGCAAGCGACTGAACGCATACCTGAAGCCGTTTGGCTTTACTGCCTACAAGCTTCGTAAGGAGTGGGCAAGCCAGGTGCTGGCGAGCGGAGTGCCGCTGGAGGCAGTTGCTGAGATGCTGGGCAACACAATCCAGATTCTGCTGGATCACTACGTTGATACCGGCAAGCACAAGATCAAGCTACAGCTAGGATAAAAGTAATGCGTTTCTGTTTGACAACGTGTACACGAGTGTTGACATTCGGTGTGTACCCACCAGTGTCTGGGGAAGCACTTTTGTGCAAGAAAGCCAAAACATGCCAGGGCAACGACACCCCAACAAAAAGCAATTAACTGTGTGGCGACACGAGAAGGACATGGATGTTCTGCGTGAGGTCGCCAAGCAAAATGACATATCTATGTCGGAACTGATGGAGGTTCTCATTGAGGACTTCCAAGACAAAAAGAAAGCTGATCAGGTCAAGTACCTGAGAAATAAACGAAAAGACCAAACCTGAGACAGTCAATGTCTCACCAGACTTGCGACAATGAAAAACGTGAATGAGCTACAAGTCGAGCTGAGAAAGTCTCAGCACGAGGAGAAAGAGAGTGACCGGCAAATTTTAAGGATATTGCTGGACAGAGTTAGTAAAACGCCTTGCTGGGCTAAATGCACAATTATCCTGCTAATTTGCAACATGTGGTATATGCATGTTTTTGGATATGGCAAAGATCAGTATGATTCTGCCAGGGCGAAGCGTTCTTTTTGGAAAGCAGCATATATGCACAAAGAGGGCAATACTGACGGCATGAATGAAGCTTTAAATGTCTTGGTTAAAACTAGAGCATTTAGTAAAGAGCAGTGGCGTGAAAGAAAGTTGCAGTATGCGGAGAAAAACCTGCCACCTGAGTTCGTTGATGCGGTTATGGCGAGAGTTCTACTAATAGAAACACCTAGAGCAAGTGAAGCTATTGATCGCATGGTTAAGGCACAGCAGTCTGATCCAGAAGGTTGGAGGCAGTTTGCTGAAGACGCAACAAAGCAGGCGGCAAAGTCGCAAACAGCTAAAAAAGGCAATTAGCCTTTTTTTGTGAGGCAGGTGTATAGCCACCTGTCTTTTTTAAGCAGAGTAGGTGTACATACACACATGACAGCAGAACTAGAACAAGCAAAGAGAGAAAAAAAGATATCGTGTCACTTCAAACTGACACCGTGGCACCGAGCCAAACTTGAGCGAATTGCCAAAATTGCCAGGAGAGACATGACCAGCATCGTTGAAGAATTAATCGAAAAAGCCAAATGAAGACAATCACAGCAATACTAAGCGCGGCAGTGTTCTACTGGGTCACTAGCCAACCATACGCAGAGCAACCCAGAGTCACTGCCAGTTACTATGGCGAGGCTTACAGAAACAACACCTGTGCAGACAACAAGACAGTGTTCGATCCTGACAATCCGACACTGGCAGCCCACCGCACGCTGCCGTTTGGCACCAAGGTCAAGGTGAGCATCACTAAGGACAAGTTCATCGTGGTGACAATCGTGGATCGTGGGCCGTTCGTTAAAGGCAGAGAGATTGATTTGAGCAAGGCCGCATTTGCCAAGCTTGCTGACACCCGCGCAGGTCTGATCCAGGTCAAGCTGGAGGTGCTGAAGTGAGAGAGTATCTGACAGCACAGCAGGTGGCCGATCTGCTATCCACAACGCTGAGGACAGTCAGGCGAAACATCCAGAAAGGCAGGTTGAAGAGCAGTCGAGTAGGAGGTTTGCGGAGAGTAGCTGTGGAGGATTTTGAGAAGTTTGCAAAAGGCAGATAAGCACTATGAGAGTTGATCTAGGAGAACTAAAACAAATCACAAACACCAAGAAGCGACTAGGTGAGAACGCAGACTATCAGTTTGTCATCATGAAGCAGGACGGCAAAGAGATCGGCTTCATGTTCACAGACAGAGAGTTGGAGGCACCAAGACGCAGGGCAGAAGTACAGCAGGAGGATGCACCTAAGAAGCGCAACTTCTGGCAGAGAGTCTTCAAGAAGCGCAAGTGAACAGCAGGGATAAAGGCGCACGAGGAGAACGCAAGTGGCGAGATCAGCTACGAGAAGCAGGCTTCAAGGCTATCCGAGGCTGCCAGCATTCAGCGAGAGACGCTGACGGCACAGAAGCACCTGATGTGATCTGCCCTAGCCTTCCAGGCATCCACCACGAGGTGAAGTTTGTGGAGAAGCTGAATGTTCAGAATGCGATGGATCAGGCGATCAGAGATGCCAAGGAGCATCAGATACCTGTGGTGGCACACAAGAAGAAAAACTGCGATTGGCTAGTGACTGTGAGAGCAGATGACTGGTTCCGCATAATTAGAGAATCAGATTTGGTAACAGAACAATGAGCGAGGACTACGACGATGACTATCGCGAGTGGAAGGACGAGTGCAGAGACTGTGGACGCACCTTTACCAACGAAGGCACCGGCATAGAGTGTCCGTATTGTGAGGAAGACGGTGATGATGAGGATGAGGAAAGAACTGAATATTTAGCGTATTGCACAGTGTGCAGAGGTTCTTACACGAGCAACACAAGAGACGAGAAGGATTGTCCGCACTGCGTAAATGCAGATGAGTGTAAGGTTAGATAAACGAATTTTGGCAGGCGCGGTTTCTAGGTGGTTCCGATCCAGCCTGCCTTCCCCAACCTGCTTTTCTTGGCTTTGACAGGTTGGGGAGAATTTCCACGTTTGGAAAAACAACAAAATAGCAAAAGATGATAATATCAAATAGCACAGGATACGAACTGGCACCGGCAGGCCCACACAACGTGGTCTGCGTGGATGTAATCGACTGCGGTGAAGCCTACGGCATTGAGCCTGATCCGGTAACCGGGATGAGGTTGGTGCCAGGTGCCAAAGAAGACAGAAAACCACAAGCTAAAGTCAGGTTTGTGTTTGAGTCAGAGAAGAAGATGGCTGACGGGAGGCCGTTCCAGGTGGATCGCTTATTTGGCGCGACACTCTCGGAGCAAGGCCACCTGAAGCCGTTCTTGGACGCTTGGGGCATCGAGCTAGAGATGACTCCGCAAGGCCCGGACATGGCAAAGTCAGTCATCGGTAAGACCGCTCTGGTGAACATCGTTCACCGCGATGACAAGTGGGCCAACATCAGTAGCATCATGCCTGGCCAGGTGGAACTGAGTCCGTCAGGTGACTATGACGGTGCTGAGACTCGAAGGCGTATGAAGACTGCCTACGAGAAACGCAAGGAAGAGAAACGCCAGAACGAAAACGCTCCATACTGATGATCATCCCACTGCCAAAAGAAGAGAAGAAAAGCCCGAGCCAGCACTGGTACACAATGCAGGCTGAGGCTTGTCACTGGCAGGAGGATGGAAAGCAAACAAACCTCAGACATGCTAGGAATCAAAATCTAGTTCCTAGTGTGTCTGGGGTGCTTAATCTAATCGAAAAGCCAAGAATAACTAAATTTAAGTGCGATGAGATGGTGAA